CGCAACTGGAAGTCCGGCAACAGCATTCCGAGCAGCACAGTTTGCAGACGGTAAATTTGTTGCATTACAGAATGGCGGAACTGATTCAATTTACTCAAGAGACGGTGTAACTTGGTCACAAGGCGGCGCATTACCAGCAAGTGCTAATTGGTCAGAAGCTACATTTGGTGGCGGCAGTGGAGCAACTGCAAGAGCTATTGTTGGGGGCTTAGGAGGCCGTGATGCAGTTCTTGAAGCAGAACTAGGTGAACTAAACAGTATTGGTTTACCAGGTCCTACGCAGATTGCACGTATTAATGTTATTAATGGTGGTCAAGGTTACACTAGCCCTCCAACTATTTCAATTAGCGGCGGCGGCGGAAATGGAGCAACTGCAATATGTACAGTACTAAATGGTTCAATACAAGAGGTTATTGTAACAACTACAGGTGCTGGATATGCAAGTGCACCTACTGTAACAGTTGAAACTGATAAAGTAACACAACTAATTGTAGATTCATACGGTAATGGTTACTTAACAACACCAACAGTTACACTTAGCGGTGGCGGTGCAAGTACACAAGCAACAGTTCTTGCAACAACAGATAATAACGGTGTAGTTTCACTTGCGTTTGATCTTGATGGAGACGATAATCCATTAGTTGGTGCAGGTTACACTAGTGATCCAGTAGTAACTATTACAGATCCAAATGCTAAATTTGTTGCAGTTGCTAATGGTTCTACTGATAATGCTTCACTATTGTTAAGTGATGGTGATCAAGATAACTGGACAGCAGGCACTGCTCTTCCAAATTCTAACTTTACATCAGTTATATACGGTAACGGTACTTATGTAGCAGTTGGCGGATCAGGAGGCGCAGGTAGCGCAGCTACATCTACTGATGGCTCATCTTGGGTATCAAGAACAACTCCGGGACTTGGTGCAGGAACACTCACTGGTGTTGCATACGGTGCAGGTTATTATGTTGCAATCAATGGCGGCGGCAACGAAACACTTGTAAGTTCAAATGGTATTCTTTGGACAGCAGGAGGTAACCTACCAGCTACAGCAGTTTGGACAAGTATTGCTTATGGTAATGGACGATTTGTTGCAGTTGCATCAAGCGGCCGTGATGTAGCAATTAGTTACGATAAAGGTGTTACCTGGATTGAATCTGTAAGCGGATTACCAAGTGTTGAAACTTGGTCTACAGTTAGATACGGACAAGGATTGTTTGTAGCAGTAGCAGAAGATTCAGATGTTTATGCAACATCACAGGATGGATTAACATGGACTAAACATGCTATTACACTAGGCGACTGGCATGCACTAGCATTTGGTAGTGTTAATAAAAAGCCATATTGGATCGCATTAACAGATGATGTAGCAACAGACTCTGCTTCAATTAATACTGGTGCTAAAGCAAGAAGTAGATTGACCGAAGCAGACGGCGCAATTAATCAAATAAGAATAATTGAGCCAGGATCAAACTATCCAAAAGGAACTGTAGCAAGTACAACTGCTTCAAATACAATTACTGTTAATACAACAGATAATATGATTGTTGGACAACAAATTAAATTTACTGGTGTTACAGAATCAGGACTAACAGATGAATTATTGTACTACATTAATACAATTCCATCAGGCACTGAAATTACAGTTAGTTTAATTGCTAATAGTGGTACTCCAGTAGTTGTTGAAACAGCAACATTTACAGGTGCAGAATTTAGAACAGGTCCAATAGTAACTATTACAGATCCTAATTCAACACAAGCTGCTCCAATAGATGCAAGACAAGGCGACGGTGTATTAGCTAACCCAACATTTACTAATAGAGGTACAGGCTATCAAACAGCTACTACTGAACTTAGTGGTGATGGTTCAGCAGACTTATTCCAAGCAAGTACATTTATTGCTGTTAAGAACTTGTTTGATTTACCAGAACCAGGTTCAAACGTTGAATTTGCAGATCGTGTTGGAACATTCTATAAGTTAGTTGCTATTAGTAACGTACTAGGCGACAGCGGTGATTACAGTGCAACATTCCAGTTAAGTCCGGGACTAACAACACTAGTTGCACCACTAGACGGTACAAGAATTACTACAACTAACAAATACTCACAAGTACGTCTAACAGGACATGACTTCTTGTACATTGGTACTGGTAACCAAGCAGACACTAATTATCCATATGTAGATATTACTACTGCACTACAAGAAAGACAACAGTTAGCAAGCAACGGTGGACGAGTATTCTTTACAAGTACAGACCAAGACGGTAACTTTAACGTCGGCGGCTTGTTTGGTGTACAACAGTCCACAGGTACTGCGACATTGGATGCTGATGCATTTAACTTAGCAGGACTACAATCATTGCAGCTTAATGGTATTGGACTTGGCATTGGCTCAGCAATTATTACACAATTTAGTACAGACCCGTTCTTTACTGCAAACAGTGATAGTGTTGTTCCAACGCAACGTGCAATTAAGAGCTATATCACAGCACAGATTGGTGGTGGTCAGAGTAGCTTGAACGTTAACACATTGACAGCTGGTACAGTATTCATTGCAAACGATGAAATTACTACAACTAGCGGAGGTCAACTAAATATAACAGCAAAGATGAACTTTACAGGCGGAATTGACGGTGCACCAGTTGCATTAGGATTCTTCTTAGCGAGATAAATGGAGATAAAACAAAATGGCAACAGGAAGACTAGGTAACGTAGATATACCTGCAACAACAAATACTACTGCGTATACAGTTCCAGTAGGAACCTACGCTGTGGCAAACATATCATTAACAAATAGAAATCCAACTTCTATTAATTTACGTGTAGCGATGGCAACAACTGCTACTCCTGCAGACTCTGAATGGATAGAATATGATACAGTTCTTATTCCTAATGGTGTTTTTGAACGTACTGGATTAGTGATGCAAGGCGGGCTAAATATAGTAGTATACACAAGCGCAGCTAACGTTGGTTGTACTGTTTACGGTATTGAAACATCAACTACATAAGAATTAAGGGAAAGAAGAGATATGGCACGTTATAATACAGCACCGCAAACGTTAGAAGTTACAGGTGAACAGACATTTACTTACGCATTTACCGGAGGAATTATTTCTCTAACTGGTACAACTGGGTATACTGTTACGATGGTAAGTCCAGTCTTTTTCCCAGGAAGCAAACAAACATTTTACAATGCAACAGACGGACACTGTACACTTGCAACAGCAGCAGGATTAATACTTGGTAACGGTGTTCCAGTACCAAACGGAACAAGTATTGATATTCCAAAAAATTCAACATTTACTATGACTTCGGATGGTACTAACTACGTTCTAACAAGTGCGTTATCAGGTCCGGCAGTGTTTGAAGATCCAGTTGAATTTAGAGATTTGCTCGATGCAAATGGCAAAGTAGAATTAAATCCACTAGATGAAAATGTAGAAATTAAACCAACAGGTACTGGTTTAGTTGACATTAGCCCACAAAGTTCAGTATCAATTCAGCCTGGGGCAACTGCAACTATCCGTCCAACTGGTAACTTAATCTTAGCATCAGCATCAGGATCAATATCATTAGGTGAAGCTGGAAAACCAACTGAATTTCCAGGTAACTTAGACTTTACAGCAAATAATCAAACTATTAATATGTCACCAACAGGTGCTGCATCAGCAGTTACTATTGACCCAGGTGGCGATACAATAATTGGCGCAGGCGGAACACTAACAATTAGTTCAGATGTTTTAGGTAATTTAGACAATGTTGCAATTGGTCAAACAACACCAGCAACTGCTAGAGTTACTTCATTAACTGGTACAGGTACTGCTCAGTTTACAGCAAACGCAGCTTCTACAAGTACTACTTCAGGTAGCGTTATTGTTACAGGAGGAGTAGGCGTAAGCGGAGATATATGGGCAGGCGGATTAGAAGGAACGCCAATTGGCGGAGATAGTAGAAGTTCAGCAGCGTTCACTACTCTTACAGCAAACGGTGTTACTACTATAACAAATACTACAGCAGCTACTGGTGTAAACAGTGGTGCATTACAAGTTGACGGCGGTGTTGGTATCAACGGCGCATTATATGCAGGAAGTTTGCAAAATACTCCAGTTGGATCTACAACTAGATCTTCAGGAGCATTTACTACACTTTATGCTAACTCAACTGTAGATTTTACAGCTACAACTGAAGCAACTGATAACTCAGGCGACACTGGAGTACTACGCTGCGAAGGTGGTGCAAGTATTGCTAAACGAGTTTACTCAGGAGGCGGTTTCCAAGGTGCAATTGGTAACGTTTCACGTAGTTCAGGTCAGTTTACAACACTAGATGCTAACTCAACAGTTACACTAAGCCCAGGGGCTAACGTAACACTTTCACCAACAGGATCAGGTACAGTTACATTATCACCAGCAGGCGGTGGATCTATTAACAACATGACAATTGGTGCTACAACTGCTTCAACAGGTAAATTTACAAACCTTGAAGCAACTGGCAACTTAGATGTTGCACGTTATATTAGACACGCAGGCGATACTGACACATATCTTGACTTTGAAGGCAATGAAATATCTATTATTGTGGGAGGCGTACAAGAAGTAACAATTAACGGAACAGGCACTAGATTAGGTGATACAGGTAACGGATACTTCCAACCAGTAAGTGGTAACTACGGTTCAATTCAAATTGACGGTGGCGCACACGGTGGTTGGGAAGGTTATAACATTGGCGGCCGCGCTGTGTTTATGCATGATAATGCAAACTCAATGGGCTTGTATGATGATGCAAACAACGAATGGGCGTTACAATACATCTTTAACAGTGAATGTAGACTATATTATAACGGCGCTGAGAAATTTAATACATTTTCTAGTGGTGCTGAAGTAACTGGACAATTAAGAGCAACTAACCAAGTTATTGCATATTACTCAGATGAACGTTTAAAGAATTTTGAAGGTAATATTGATAATGCATTAGATAAAGTAACAGCACTAAATGGTTACTATTACACAGGTAATGATAGAGCTAAAGAGCTAGGATTTGAAGGTGATCATAGACAAGTAGGTGTTAGCGCACAAGAAGTTATGGCTGTTATGCCTGAAGTAGTACAAGATGCTCCAATAAATAATAAGTCAGACGAAGAAGGTTTAGATTATAAAACAGTACAATACGAAAGACTTGTACCGTTGCTAATTGAAGCAATTAAAGAGTTAAAACAAGAAATAAATAGTCTTAAAGGAGATAATTAAAAATGGCAACTGAAATTAATAACGTCGGCATTAAGTTTCCTGACAATACTGTACAAGAAACATTAACTGATTACCATGAATTTTACGTATATAACGGAAGTCATTGGAATGTTACAAACGGCGGACGCTGTTGTTATTGGACGGTGCCAGCAGGGGTAACTTCAATTAAATTTGAAATTTTGTCAGGCGGTGGCCCAGGCGGAGCGTCAGGAGGCGACTACGATTTTGGAGTCGGCGGAAACGGCGGAAACTATACTTCAAAACATTTAAGAAAAGCAGCAGGAAACTTTGCTGCTGGCTGCGGTTACAGAATGTGTGCAGGCGGAACGTCAAGTTGTAGTTGTTGTTGCCGTTGCGGTGTTAACTGTAGACATGGCTGTAAGTCCTTTGTTCAGGGTTCAGGGTTATCTAACTTCTGTGCTCAAGGCGGCATGGGAGGTTCAACAAACTTTGACACAGTGAGTGGTTGTTATAACTGTTATTTAGGTAATACACAATGTAACAAAGGTCAATACAACGCAGGCTGGATTAACTGTTATTGTAACAGTGCAACATTTGGCGGCGACATTGAATTTAGAGGAACTTCTGGGTCAATGTATAAAGGTGTTAGTTGCTGTTCACACATGTTTAGTGTTGCTGGTACGCCAACTGGACCATTTTCGTCAGTACACGGTGTAAGCGGTAAAGATGCATGTACAGGCAACTTAGCTTGCTGTTCAGCACACTCGGTATTTCCAGGAGGCGGTGGCCCAGGACATGTTACTGCATCAAGAAATGCTTGTTGGGGTAGCTGGGGCGCTGGCGGCTTAGTCAAGGTATCATATAGTTAAGGAGTAAATTATTATGCCAAAAATATTAACATATCCCATTCCTGATACATTATATGGTACGTCATCAGAATTGAATAAAACTAGTACCCAAGAATATATTGGACCTGAAAAGTTAATTTTATATCTTGATGATGAAACAGGAAGGATTATGGAGACATGGGCTCCAGAAGATGAACCACCAATTGAAGCACTTGCTGTTAACATTGAAAGAGTAGAATTTATTCCTGAAACAGACGAAGACTATATTAAAATTATGATTCTTCATTCTCATTGGGTTCCAAAAGAATACGAAGTAGCAATTGGACCTGAAGAAGATCCAAACACTATTGTTAGTGATCCAACTGACATTATAATGGTGTTTGACGAAATATCAATTGTAGAGGATTATACTGCACCACTTAAATTTTTAGAGTATGTTAAGGAACAATCAGACGATTTTATAAGAGAAAGAAGAAACGAGCTATTATCAGAAAGTGACGGAAAAATTTCAGAAGATATGCCAGCTGAACTGAAACAGAAGTGGCTTGATTACAGACAAAAATTACGTGACATTCCGGTAAACTATGCAATAGTTCCTAATCACCTAATTAGATTCCCCCATCCACCTGATCAAGTAGGAGATCCAGACTTTGATGATCCTGATGTTCATATTATTAGGATTGAAGATAGAACAGCAGAAGATCAAGCAGCACTTGATCAACTACCAGACGGTTGTAGCTAAACTTAATAGTTTAAAAAGGCTTGGCAACAAGCCTTTTTTTACGACTACAGTATCAGGCCATAATAAATATTGTAAACTTAGTATAAAAGGATACAATATTAATGAAAAAAGCCTTCTTTATTAACGGTGGCGCCGGTAGAGTATTATGCGCTATTCCAGCTCTAGAACATTACATAAAAAATGTTGACCCAACAGCAATGATTATTGTTGAAGGATGGCTTGAATTATGTTTGTTAAACAAAACAATTATGCATAATGTATATCCTCATGATCATCCAAATCTTTTTGAAAAATTACAAGACAGAGAAGTAATATCACCGGAGCCGTATAGACTTAATGCATACTTTACTCAAAGAGCAAATCTTGTGCAAGCATTTGACATGTTAATTAACTATGATACGCCGCCAGAAGAAGTTCCTCCTGTGAAAGAATACAATCTTTTTATCAGCAAGATAGATCACCTAGCAGGACATAATCTCATTACAGAAGCAAAAGCACATACAAAGAAAGATAAAACAATAGTTATACAGCCATTTGGATCGGCTGCTAAACTTGAAGGTCAATATATTATTGATGAAAGTGGAAGGTCATTTGAAGTAGAAGACTTATTAAAAATAATAGAGATGTTAAGCAAAGATTTTGCTGTTATTATGATGGGAGATATTAAAATTCCATTACAGAATTCTATAGGGATTATTGTTCCAGAACAAATTAGTTTGTTGCAATGGGCATCTATTATTAACTCATCAGACTATTTTTTAGGATGTGATTCAGTAGGACAACATCTTGCATATGCACTAGGAAAACCTAGTACAGTTGTTATTGGAAGTACATATCCAGAAAATACTTCATATCCTAATAATAAACATATGAAAATTATTGATAACGGAAAAGGCAAAAAAATGTACTCGCCTATTAGAATGTCTTATGATATTAGAATTGAAAAAAATAATGAATACTTAATGAAACTTGACGATAAAACTATTAATCAGATTGTCAAAGATATTAAAAGTTCAGTTGGAGTTAAATCTGTATGAATAAAACAGGATACATAGCAGGAATTGCTAGAGGACACAATGCAGGTGTTTGTTTATTAAAAGATGGTGAGATTGTATTTTCAATTGAAGAAGAAAGATTAACAAGACAAAAATATGACGGTACTCCGTTTGCTAGTATTATTAAAATATTAGAGTATACTGACAAAATTGATTATCTAGTTATTTCACATACACACGCTGACGAAAATCTTACAGATTATACTGCTGAAGATCCGTATACTTCTTTAGCACGTAAACTTAAATTAATTGATCCAAATCAAGGTAGGAACCATCCTCAAGTTGTTGAGTACTGGGATCAACATCACAGAAATCATGCTGCTTGTTCCTTTTATAGATCAGGATTTGATGAAGCAAACGTTGTTATTGTTGACGGCGCTGGTACTTTTGCTAAACGACACGATCAACAAACAATGTGGGAAGTAGAAAGTATATACTATGCATCTTATCCTGATAACTTTGCTGAGTTATATAAACACTTTGGAGGCAATGGTCCTTGGGCAACTGAATATTTAAATGACGGAAATATGGAAATAATAGTTGACGACAAAGCAGGTATTGTCAAAGCATATGAAGCAGTAACTCAATATTGCGGTTGGCATAGTATTGAAGCTGGAAAGACTATGGGATTGTTTCCATACGGGCAACCTAATAAAGCACCAAAAATATTTGATAATGTTAGTGCTAATAGAGATATTATACTACCAACATATCCAAACGGTGCTATAGTAAATGAAGCATTGTATCCAGAGTTACACGATAGAAAATATAATCCTCACGAATTATGGATGGGAGTATCTGAAGAAGATAAAGATGAAATAGCACGAATTGAAGAATTACTAGCAAGCGAAGATTTAACATTGTTAGAGTCTCGCAGAAATATGGCATATAATGTACAAACTGAAACTCAACAAAAAGTACTTGATTTAATATTAAAAGCAATTGAAAAAACTGGAAATAAAAATGTAGTTGTAAGTGGAGGTTACGGATTAAACTGTGTTGCTAACTATTTCTATTTAAAACATTTACCAGAAGGTACAAATTTATATGTTGAACCTGTTTCTACAGATGCAGGTACAGCAATAGGTGCAGCATTTTATCATTACTATAAAACTACTAAAGATAATAGAGTTAGAGAAAAAAATGAAAACTTATTTTTAGGTCCTATTCAAAATATTACTGAGGAAGAAATTACAAACTGTGCTAATAAGTACGGCGGTGTTGTTGAAAATAACATTAGCTATAAAGATGTTATTAACATTATTAGAGAAAAAAATATTGTAGCATTATTTCAAGAAAGATGCGAAAACGGTCCTAGAGCATTAGGTAACAGAAGTTTAATGTTTGACCCAACATTCCCAGACGGAAAAGATTTTGTTAATTTAATTAAGAAAAGAGAATATTTTAGACCATTTGCAGCATCAGTATTACAAGATGATGTTCATGAATGGTTTGATTTGCGCGGTATGAAAGAATCACCTAGTATGATGTATGCAGTAAATTGTCAGCCAGGTGTTGAAGAAAAGATACCTGCTGTAATACACGTTGACGGAACTTGCAGAATACAAACTGTTACTAAAGAACAAAACGAACATTGGTATAATTTAATTAATGAGTTTAAATCACAAACAGGAATACCTGCATTATTTAATACTAGTTTTAACTTAGGTGGAGAGCCGTTAGTTGAAACTATTGATGATGCTATGCGTACATTATATAATTCAGGAATTAACTATTTGTATTTTCCTAAAACTCAAATGATAGTAAGGATAGACCACAATGATAGAGCCTAATCTTGAAGTTCCAGTAGAAGGTCAAATAATAAGTTTATTTCCTACTCCGTTGTATACACATCAAATAGAAGGCGGTGAATACGAAGGTATGCAACAAGATCTTCAAACGGTAGTTGATAAACTATACGAAGAAAATAAATGGGGACAAAATACTGATTGGAATTCAAATACGCATCAATTATCAAATAGAGGTAATTTTAGAGAATGTATAATAACATCAGAAAAATTAAAAAATGTTAAACAATCTATTCTTCATCATTGTGGAAACTATATGGTACACATGAATGTTAAAGAAAACTATCGAGCAGCAATTAGTACATCTTGGTTAACCTTAACTAATCCGGGACAACATGCCCATTTACATGATCACGGAACTAATCATATAAGCGGAGTATATTGGTTTAAAACAAATGGTCAAGATGGTAATATAGTTTTTAGAAATGCTCTTAAAGCATTAAAATGTAACCCTATTGGATCTACATATGCACACGAAAATGAGTTTTTTCCTGAACAAGGAAGAATAGTTATGTGGCCTAGCTATCTAGATCACAGTGTTAAAGAAAATAGAACTAAGTTTGATCGTATTAGTTTGTCGTTTAATATAGTTTTAGAAACTGGTGCTACGATTTAGATTCTATCCAATTTGCAAAAGATAGTAAATCATCAAAAATAATAGTCTTTTTCTTTATCTTTTGATTTGCAAATTTGTTTAGTTCTTTTATTGTTTCTTCACCGTGTCCTGTGCGTACTAATACCGGTTTAGCACCAATTTTAAATGCTGCTTTAAGATCAGAAATTTTATCACCTACGAAATATCCGTTTTTAAATTTGATATATTTAACTTCATTTTCGCATCGTTTAAACATTCCAATATTAGGCTTTGCAAATATATCACTTCTTAAATTACTTTCGCTGTAGAATAGTGCATCTATACTTTTACAACCTGCTTCGCCTAATAGTTGAAACATATATTCGTGTACACGTTCTACATCGGCAGGAGTATATAGTCCTTTATTAATGCCTGCTTGATTTGTAATTATAACCATTTTGTGACCTAAATTTCGAAGTTTTGCCATTGCTTCTAAGCTACCAGCAATAGGAACAAAATCTTCAACCCTCCAAGTATATGTTCCTCGGTCAACGTTAATGACTCCGTCACGGTCTAACCCAATTACACATTTTGGTGCAATATTAGTTTCATTATAGAAGGTCTCAGTGTCTAATCTAGTATCTGTGTAACCTTCAGTCCATGCAATTCTAGTACTACTCATTTGGCGCTGACTGACTATCCCCTGGACCAATACGATAATTATCTTCAACACTATCTGGTGTACTTACTTCAGTAATGCTAGACTCGTCTCTTGTTGCTACTAATTGATGAGGTAGTAAAGGAGGATTATGCCAAACATCTCCTTCGTTTAATTCTTTTTCATATAGCATTGAATCCTTAGTATCAATATATCTAACTTTAAAACTTCCGCTGTTTACAAACCAACTTTCATCTTTTTCTTTATGAAAGTGCATACTTGTTTTATTACCTGCCTTATTAAAGAACATAATCTTTCCGCAGTATTGATCATTGGTTGCCCAAATTAATTCGTAACCCCAGCCTTTTTGTACTGCACCACTTAGACGTGTAGGTTCTGTTTTATTTTCCATTGATAAATTCCTCTAATTTTGTAAAATTAATATTTACTACATTACTTAATTTTTGTATGTCTGCACAAGTATATTCTTGATATTGTCCTTTAAGTTCTTCTGGCATTGGTATAGTTTCAATTTTAGCGTTATATCTTTTAGCAACTAATTCTGCAACAGTTTGAAAACTTGTTGCAATACCTGTTCCAATATTAAAAATACCTGTTTCTTTAGTGCCTAATAGATAACGATGTATATTACAACAATCGCCAACATATATAAAATCACGTTTGTAATTATCACTATTTTCAAATAACTTGATAACTTTGTTTTCTTTAGCCTGTTTAAAAAACTTTGTCACAGGACTTGCTTGGTCGCCTTTGTGATCTTCATGAGGGCCATATACATTAAAATAACGAAATCCTTGTACAATTACTTTGTGTTGTTGTTGCATTACCCATCTGTCAAATAGATATTTGCTTGTAGCATAATAACTCTGTGGTTGTTTAGGAGCATCTTCTGTAAAGTCTGTATTACATCCATATACACTAGCACTTGATGCATATTGAAAATTTACACCCTTAGTATTGCATTCATTAAACAACCATTTGGAAAACTCATAGTTTTGAAGCATTACTTTATCTATATCACGTTCTGTAGTTGCACTAATTGCACCAAGATGAATTACCCAATCAAAACCTTCTACTTCAGGCAAAAACTCTGTATCCCATTCATATCCAAATAATTCGTGATCTTTATCTAAGAATGATTTTAAATTTTTACCAATAAACCCTTCAAATCCTGTAATTAAAATTTTCATTTTGTTAACTCTGTAAATTCTTTATTTTCTGGATGTGGTATAAAATTAATATTTGCTACAATCCTTGAAAGTGCATCAGTATGTGTACTACCTGAATGTTCTTGTTTAGCTGGAAACACTAAAAGTCTATTAAACTTACTTTCAATCTTAGTACCATCTTTAAATTCAGTCCATCCATTGTTATCGTTAAAATAATATACAGCAGTTAATGCACAATCATGAGGAGGATCTAAATCTATATGAAATCCGTGTGTGGTTAAAATATCTGCTCTTGGAGTTAAATTAACTTTTAATCTTAATAATGTATAAGTGTGACATCTATTAATTAAAGGAATAATTGCTTCACCTATTTCAGGGCTAGTAGTCCAATTTAAATTTTTATAAATTGTGTGAAAAAATTGTAATTGGTAAAGACTTGTGCCTTCTGTTTGAAATTTTTGAGGAACAGGTTGACCTGTCTTCCAAAATATCTCCTCAGATTCAAATAAGTTTTTTAAATTTATAGCATCGTTGTGTTCTAATGCATCGTCAATTACTAAGTACTTCATTTGCTTTTCTCTATAATATTAGTTGTGCTATAACCTTCTACTGTAGGTATAATATGCACAGGTGCTAAATCGTGTCCTACAATTTCTTCTACAGTATAGTCACCGCCTTTAACAATTAAGTCTGGCTTTATTTCTTTAATCAAATCATATGGAGTGTCTTCATGAAAAACAACAACTTCGTCTACATACGGAATAAGTTCTAGCTGTTCGCGTCTTGTTTCAAGATCGTTAAATGGCCTAGTTTCGCCTTTTAAACGTTTTACACTACCATCGCTATTAAGTCCTACAACAAGTTTATCGCCTAAACTACGTGCTTCTTTTAGCAGTGTAAGATGCCCTTTGTGTAATATATCAAAACAGCCGTTAGTAAAAACTACACGCTTCTTTAGATCTTTTTCGTTAAGAATGTATGTGCCTACATGTTTAACACTTTCAGTTGATCCTTGTACAGCAAGTTTAATTGCACTTTCGTAATCGTATCCTTTTGTAAGCGCATAAACAAATGCTGCTAAAAAACAATCACCGGCTCCAGTAACATCGTTAACTTCAACTTGTTCTACATCAACGGTATAATATGTTTTATCTATTTCTGCAATAGTAGGTTGACTTGCAGCAGTAATAATTATGTTACCTGTCCAACTTGTAAATCCTAAATCTTCAAATTCTTTTTTGTTAGGTTTAACTAACCAAGCACCGTCATAATAACTAACATGACGTTTAGGATCTACAATAACTTTACAATCATATTGATTAATGTGTTCTATAATATTGTTTGAGTATTCTAATACACCTTTATTATAATCACTTAATATAACATAATCGTATGTACTAAAATCTTTTGCACAAATTATTTCAAGTACACCTTGGCCATTAGTAAAATGATCTTGGTCTATACGTGTAACATAATGTCCGTCACATAATACACGAGTCTTAATACATTTTGGATATGACAAATCTAATAATTCTACATCAACGCCTAAACTTAATAAATTTTGATATACTAGTGCAGCGCCGCCTAATTGTTCCCATACTTCTTGTTGATTAACAACAGGCACAGGTGCTTCAGGACTCAATCTAGTTGAAGTTCCTGTAATGTATTTGTCAATGATTATATCGCCAATAACTAAGACTTTCATACTACAATTATACATTAAAACAGAGTGTTAGTCAAGTAAATTTATTACTTCAAATACTGTTTCTAATTTTTTAAGATTAACTTTTTTGTTTAATGTATTTTGTAGTCCATAGTGTAAAGGTTTTGGCCACATGCCAAAGCTACACCAAGAATACCCATCATGTTCACTGTTTAGTGTAGGAAGAAATTCTGTGTTTACTAAACACAGGTATGTATGAAAATGAAATTTAGAGTCATTTGATACAAAGGTTTCGAGTGGAATAGTTTTTTTAATTTCTACTTCACCAATTTCCTCAGTAATTTCTCGTCTTAACCCTTCCCAAGGAGTTTCAGCGCCTTCATTTGTGCCGCCAACAAGACCCCATACGTTATTACTACGTTTTCCGTTAGATCTATGTAAAAATAAAAATCTTTGCGTATCTAGACTATAAAATAAAGCGCCGCTACAAACTATATCACTCATACTAATAATTATGTTAGTATGCAAGTCTCCAGGTGCCATCTGGATATTCTCCTTCAAACGAAAGAATCCATTCTGACCCAGTCCATTTATATTGTTTATTAGTGGTGAAATTTGTAACAAATGTTTCTGTAGAAGTATTGATAGCTTTAAATATAACATTCCATTTACTACCATCCCATTCAACAATATCATTTACACTAGCTGCAAAGTCTGTGCCATCTGCATTTTTCCAAGCATCAGGACCATCTACATCTAGATATAATTCATAATAGACTTTGTCACCTTCGTTTAAGAATTCACTAAATTTTATTTGATATGTTTCGTCCGATGAATCAACTGTAAAATGTGTAGCATTTACTTGAGTACCATTAACAAAAACTTTTGAATTTACAACTTCATTAAATGGATATTTTGTATCATATAAGATAGTTCTATCAGACACAGTAAATTCTCCAGTGTGTATATGTCCAACATTTCCAAGTAGTAATATTCTAGGATTTGTATTAGGAAGTAATTTAGGATTTCCTTTAACAGGATCAATGATTGCATCAATTCCAGTTGTTCCGTTAATTACAGTATCATCTGGTAATGTATCATTGTCAATATTAACACTTAATACAGTTTGATCTAAAGGATTAATAGATACTGTACCTACAATTTCGTAACCATTAGAACGTTGTAACCTTAGTTCTGTAATATCAGGTTGGAATAATTGTGGTATAGATTTAATGTATCCTGTCCATGTTTCTGCGCCAACTACACCTTTTCCAAGTAACTGTGCGTAATAGCCGCCAGCACCATCATTCATAAAAATAAGATCGTAGTTATTATGGCTAGTAGCAACTAGAGTAGTTTCGCTAGTCATTGCTTCTCTTTTTCCATAAAGTTTATCTGGAACTTCTGCTTTGTTTTCATTAAGTACAGATTGTTTAACTAGACTTTGTGCATAAGCAGTATCGTCAATATTAACTTCTAATCCATTTTCACTAAACATTGCAGTAATAATATTTTGTATAACACCCAATTTTTTAACCTTAACTGGAGGACTAATAAAGATTGGTGTGTTAAATGTAAGTGTTGCAATATCAATTTCACTGTCAACACCAACAGGAATACTTCTAGAACTCCAATTAATATTATCTAAGTTTACTACACTCAAACTAGTCCAGTCAATATAATTGTCAGTAGTTTGTATTTCTAAACTTGGATTAAACAACATTAATATTTGTTCTATTATTTGTAATTTTTGATCTGTATTTGTTGCCCAAAGATCAAGATTAACAGTAAGTTTATACGGAGTAGGCATTAATCTTTCAATAGTGTAGTTTTTACCTTCTTTTTTGAGATATTCTACACCGTTAGCATCTACTGCACGTTCTCTAATGTTTAATTTGTTTACATAACTACTATCTGCTAATCTAGAAGTATCCATTTCTAAGCCAGTTACATAAACTGCCATTCTTGGAGCACTTGGTACTTTATTTTCGCTGTTATCACGAATAATGTTTGCAACTTGACGGGTTAAATCTCCGTAACTAATTGGAATCTTAACTACATTATTGTTTCCGTCTTTGTACCCAAATTCACTAAACATTCGAATTATTTGTGTAAGGTACCTTCTTATTTGTTGATCATAAAAATGTTGCATTAGTTATCTGCCTTTGGTCTAAGTGCTTGTGAAAGGCTTTGTTTTTCGTTAAACGTTTCACCTGCAACAGTAGTAGTTGCATCGTCGTTATTAATAAATGATCCTTTTTGGTTATTAGTAGTATCAGAACCGTATAGATCTGCACGTTGTACATCTTGTACTTTATTCCATCTTTGATTCTTATATTTAAATAATCTATTAGGCATAAAATCAGTTCTTAAGAAATAATCATCATCTTCTGGATTTGATGGAAAGCTAATACCATGTCCAAATACAGTTTCTCCGTTTGGCGGCAAACTTGTTCCAACTAAGTAACCTTTATAACCAGGTCTATCAGGTGGCTGCATTTCATTAAGGCCATCTGCGTCTTGTGTATTAGTTAATTCTGTCTTTCCATTTTCGTCAGTTTGTAGTGTAAAGAAACTAGTAATGTCATATCCACTTTGCTGAACTTCTTCAGTTGCTTCATTAACTACTGCGTTTGAAATTTGCATTTCTTTTTCATATGTAGATAACAAATCACGAAGTGTATTGCCCTCTGGTGTATCTTCACTTGCTGGCAAGTCTAATATATCTTTAAATTCTTGTCCGTCGTATATTTGTTTTAATTTCACACGATATAAATGTGGATACCATGTTTGACTAAATCCTTCTGCAGAACGATTAACATCTTCTACAACATAATACCTTTTAAGAGCTACATTATAATCGTTTTCAGCATATTCATCTTTTAGATGCGGAAATTCAATTACATCACCGCTCATTATTTTTCTGCCAAGTGTCTTAACACTGCTTCTTATATGTATTGTTAGAAATAATGTATCATTACTTAAAAACAATCCAAATTGGCTAAGATCAAAATCAATATCTTGTACATTGTAAATGCCTCTCATGGTATAAATGTCTTGATCATATTTTCTGTCTCTATTTTCTAGAAACATCATATCTTGTATTTGTGTATGATCTTTGACAGTTGTTCCGTCGTCAGTACCAATATATTTGTGAATATGTATATCAGTACCACCTACAGTAAACATTTCCTGGATCTGTTTGTCTAGGAATTCATAATCATTACTTTTTTCTGGTTTGTATAAACTTAATCTTGGCATATACATATTTATCGATAAATACAATACGGAGAAGATATCATTATGGCAGACTTAACAACACAAAAACAGGAAGTATTTGATTACGTTAACGCAATGCTCGGCGGTGGCATGATTGACGTTGAGCTTGATCCAGTACATTATCAAACAGCATTAAGTAAAGCACTTTCTAAATTTCGACAGCGTTCAGATAATTCTGTAGAAGAAAGTTATTTGTTTATGCCAACTGTTGAAGATCAAAACACTTATACCTTACCAAATGAAGTTGTTGAAGTTCGTCAAATATTCCGTAGATCAATTGGATCACGCAGCGGTGGAGGAGATGGCGGCACATTGTTTGAGCCGTTTAATTTAGCATATACAAATACATATTTGTTATCAAGTTCTAATATTGGCGGTCTAGCAACATATGACCTTTTTAGTCAATATCAAGAACTTGTCGGACGTATGTTTGGTAGTTTTATTGAATTTAAATGGAATACTACAAACAAACAATTAACGTTACTACAACGTCCTAGAACTGAAGAAACTCTTATGCTTTATGCATATAACTACCGTCCAGATAGTGAACTATTAAATGATTATCTTGCGCAGCAGTGGATTAAAGATTATACTTTAGCAAC